ATTCTACGCGAAGCGAATGTATGAGAAGACGAAAGAGGTTATCGAAGGTCTCAGTTGAGGCTCGAGTAGTGCCCAGCAATGTAATACACATCTTCAAAACCTAAATCAATTAATTTCTCTGCCGCAAATCTGGCCCGTTGTCCAGTGTTGCAGTAGACGAGCAAACCCTTTTTTGGAAGTTCAGTCGTTGTCTTCCTATTGATCTTATTCACAGGTATGTGAAGCGCGCCGCGATAGTGACCAGCTCTGTATTCCGCCATCGTACGAACATCGATGACCTTCTTTATCTTTCCTGAACGAATCAACCTCTTGGCTTCTTGGGAAGTGATAAGGTTTTCACCAAAGTATGTGTATGCCGCCGCTGTCGCGAGACCTCCGATAAGGATGAATGGAAGAACCATTTATAATACACTCATATTTTACTTCCCGCCCAATTCACAATTTGCGTGAGAGACCAAGAACTATTGATGGCACTCGTGAAATCAATCTTGACCACACTTCGTCGCATTCGTTCACCATTCGGTATCTGTGCGATGTGATTTAACTTGAACCTTTTACCTTCAGCGTTCGTAACTCTAATATAATATGGAAAGTTCGTCACAAAGTATTTCCATTTGAGAGTCTTTCGTTGAGATGGTGGTACATACTTGTGAATGAGACCCCATACCACACGCTTTATGAATACAAGTCGGTCTCGTGGGTCTTTTGGTCCGAGCGGCGTTCCGAGTGTGTCATGCATCATGGCGATGAATGCTTCGATATAACAAAAGTGGTGTTGTGACATTTCATCATACTGAGAAATCTCAAATGACTTTTCGACATTGCGTACACTGATCTTTGTATTTCGAAGAAGTTCTTTGTAATTGTCCACATCCGTGGTGACAAATCCTCCCGTCGGTTGAAATGTAGCAGTCTTGTTTCGTATGGTATATGTATTTCCATATACGGTTCGAAGTTCATTCTTGAATTCTGCACGACCCGCGCCCATTGAATTGAATAAATGAATCACTTTATTGTTATGATTCACTTTTGCGAGTGCATAATGTCCATCACCACCGGGATATGTGTGTGCTATATGAAGATATTGAATACCTTTATGATGCGATGAAATCGGTTTCGTCATGCGAGACGTTCGACGACAATTAAACTTGAAATCATAATTCGATTCCTTTTTGATATCCTTTGCAATATTTTCAAAAATACCACGCGCTTGAATGAGTTGCTTGGCTACTTCACTCGCATCTTCGATCGCCATGAGATACTTTGCCGCGGCATTCGTCTTCATACGACTCTCGATATAGTCACTCGTATCAATCTCATTGGTTTCGAGCTTCACCTTCAATAATCGATTACGAACATCTTTGTTCTTGATGAGTTTGATTGGAACCAGGTCCATTCTTCTACTTAAATATAAACTGTTATTTTTAAATAATGTCATTGTCGTCACGAATAATATTACAGTCGTGACGACAAAAATGTGTCGAATGTGAATATGTATAAAGTAGAAATTAGTTCCCAAACGCAACCCCAGCCATGCCATTCTTAATGCGAAGAATGTTATAGTTGACCGCATAAACGCGGTGCATTTGGTTACCACCGGTCGGGTTCGTCAACGTAAGCTTGGCGCTATCGATGCGAGAGAAGTTCAAGCTACCACTCGGTTGTGACTTGTTCATAGTCAAACAGAACGGCCACGTGAACAAAGGCGCAGTGTCCAAGGTAGAATCCGCGAGGTTTTGGGCGTGCATTTCGTGTGCGAGGTTGTGGTGGAACGTCTTGGACATATTTTCAAAGAGCGCGACACCATTGATGTACATACTCGCTTCATCAAACGTGTACATCGTGTCCCACGTACCCGCAGTGGCGTTCCCGGAAACCAAGTGAATCGCCTTGGTCGGGTGGTTAAAGTACGTGAGATCGATTTCGGTATCAGTGTTGGACGCCATTTGGTATTGCGTCTGGGTAATAAGAAGTTCGTGTTCGTTTTCAGTGACAAACTTGCGTTCATCGCTGTCGAGGTACGCGTACATACCGTAGACCTTGGGCGTTTCAGCAGGCGTGAACCCATCGCGGCACTTCACACGAATTTCAACTTCGTGATATTGCAAACCCACGAGTGGGAGGCACTTGGTCCAGTCTTCACTGAAGAAGAATGGAATCAAGTAGTAATCAGACGCGCCGTCAACACCCTTCGCGTTATCCTTAATTTCAGTGGTCGTGACAGTCGCAGACGCCCGGGCTTGGTTTTCTTTGTAGACGATGTTGTGCACACCCTGGATGTACAAAGAATCGAGACGCGCGACTTCTTGGCCACCAATGTACAAGAGGAACTCCGTAGGCTTGGCGGCATTCGCAGAGAACAAACCATCGGTGTTCGTCGCGACGTTGGAAATATTTTGCGCTTCGATCCATACGTATCCAAGCATATCACCTTTGGAACGAATCGGAATGGTGACTTCATTGTTGGAGCCGAAAGTACCAATGTAATCCATGCGTTCCGGCTTAATAGAAAAATTCGTGTGACGCCTGTAGTTTTGACGGAAGAAACTGACCTGAGGTTCACCCGTGATGTACACATCCTGGGCACCCTTAGATACAAGATCAATCAAGGCTGCTGACATTTATATAATAAGCATATTAAAATTTTGGCTCGATGTATACACAACACATAATGGTGGTCTTCCAAGCACTGACGTGGGAGGCACGAGACTCTGAAGAAGGAGACGAACATTTGATCAGTATCTTCGGAAAGACTGAGCAAGGAAAGTCGGTCTGTGTCACGACATGCTTCGACCCGTACTTCTTCGTAAAACTTCCGTCTGGAACTTCACAACAACAAGTTCAGCTCCTGTATGATCAACTGAATAAACTTCGACCTAACCATGTGACGTCATATTCTTTGACCGAACAAAAGGATGTGTGGGGGTTTCAAAATAATGAAAAGTTTGCATTCATGCGCCTAAATTTCAAAAGTCTCGTGGCGAGACGCAAGGTGAATTCATTGTTCATGTATAATGATGAGTTCAAAAAATATCACGTGTACGAATCAAACATCGATCCTGTCCTGAGGTTCATGCACCGAACCGGGATTCAATCGAGTGGGTGGCTTGATACTGGGTCTAAATGCATTCGATCGTATCTCGCACGTACGGATATTGATCTCTTCTGTAACGATTGGCAAACACTCACACCCGTGGACAAGAATGAAACCGCACCGTTCGTTGTGGCCTCGCTTGATATTGAATCAAACAGTTCGACGGGTAAGTTTCCAAATGCACTCGTTCCTGGAGACGCATGCTTTCAAATCGCAATCTCTCTGTGTACGTTTGGCTCGGATGTACCCTATGATAAAACGTGTCTGTGTTACAAAAACACGGACCCTAACCTAGAAGGTGCAAACATCGTGAGCTTCAAGACTGAGCGTGAGATGCTTCATGCATTCCAAAGGTATCTTCATGAAAAGAATGTGGACATCATTACCGGTTGGAACATCTTTGGTTTCGATATGGAATACATTTATCAACGCGCACAATTGGTTGGATGCGACCCCGATTTCTATGAACTCGGTCGACTCAAGGAACACGAGTGTAAAATGGTATACAAGAAACTCTCGTCGAGTGCACTCGGAGATAATGAACTTAAACTCCTTCCGATGCCTGGACGATTCATCTTTGATTTGTTTCATGAAGTCAAGAAGGGGTACAAATTGGATTCATACAAGTTGGACAATGTTTCAAAGTTGTATCTCGGGGATCAAAAGATTGATATGCCTGCCAAAGAAATGTTTGCGCGATACAAAGAGGAAGATCCTGTGAAATTACGAGAAGTCGCGGAATATTGTATCAAGGATACTTTGCTTCCACACAGACTTGTAAAACATCTGTGTACACTTCTGAACCTTTTGGAAATGGCCAAGGCGACGTGGGTACCACTCAACTATCTGGTTGAACGGGGACAACAAATCAAGGTGTTTTCACAATTGACAAAGAAGGCGCGTGAAATGGGATTCATGGTCCCGACGATTAAATACGGCGCCATTCCTGAAGAACCGTACGAGGGTGCGACGGTCCTCGATGCGCAAAAAGGGGCGTACTATACACCCATCACCGCCCTCGATTTCGAAGCGCTGTATCCATCGATCATCATGGCGCATAATCTATGTTATTCTACATGGGTCATGGATGAGAAAAAGTATGGAAACATACCCGGTGTGACGTATGAAGTCTTTGAAGTCGGTGGTAAAAAGTACAAATTCGCTCAGGATGTTCCGAGTCTTTTACCGAGCATTCTTTTGGAATTGAAACAATTTAGAAAACAAGCAAAGAAGGATATGGCGGCATCGACCGGTGCGATGAAGGAAATGTTTAATGGAAAACAGTTGGCGTATAAGATTTCCATGAACTCTGTCTATGGATTCACGGGCGCTGGAAAGGGTATGTTGCCATGTGTACCCATCGCATCGACGACGACGTCGAAGGGTCGGTCTATGATTGAAGAAACAAAGAATTACGTTGAAAAGAACTTTCCGGGGGCGAAGGTGAGGTACGGGGACACGGATTCAGTCATGGTTGAATTTGACGTCGGTGATCGTAAAGGTGAAGAAGCTATTGAGTATTCATGGACGATTGGTGAAAAGGCGGCTGAAGAGTGTACGGCACTTTTCAAGAAACCAAATAATTTGGAACTCGAAAAGGTATATTGGCCATATTTCCTCTATTCAAAGAAGAGATACGCTGCAAAGTTGTGGACCAAGGGAAAGGATGACAAAATGCACATGGACTACATAGACATTAAGGGTCTTCAGATTGTTCGTCGCGATAACACACCTCATCTACGTGAAGTGTGCAAAGAACTTCTCGACGTTGTTCTTGATTCGAGTGATACTGAACCACCTAAACAATTGGCCAGAGAACGTGCGATTGAACTTCTCTCCGGAGACATTCCAAACGATAAACTTGTGTTGAGCCAGGGTCTCTCGGATACCTACAAAGTCAAGGGGAACCCGGTACACATTTCGGATGTTGCGAAAAGTTGGGATATTAATATGGCGCATGTTCAGGTGCATAATAAGATGCGCGAACGACGACCTGGTTCGGAACCACAATCTGGAGATCGGGTGCCCTATCTTCTCACAAAGACCGAAGATCCCAAAGCCAAAGCGTATCAGAAATCCGAGGATCCAAAATATGTAGAGGAACATGGTATCCCGGTCGATTACCATTATTATTTCCTCAATAAATTTTTAACACCTGTGTGCGACCTCCTTGATCCATTGTATGATAATCCAAAAGAAGAGATCTTTGGTGAGATTATTGCCCAACACAAACCACCGCGTCAAAAGAAAGCGCCAAAGACATCGATCGAAACGTTATTTAAAAACTACGAACGTGAAAAGAGTAAGTCTAATGTCGAGTGTACTAACACAGGTGTTTGAAGAGGAAGTGGAGAAACGTGTGAGTGAGCGACTCACACAGTACATAGAAAAGATATCAAAGACACATGGAATTTCCATGGAACTTTTGTTGAGAGACATACCTCATATTTCAGAAAACCTCATGTGTCGAGGTGTAAAAAAGGATGGGCATAGGTGTACACGGCGTGGTAAGAATGGTGGGTATTGTGATACACATCTCATACAGAAGAAGACTTTCGAACCAGTATCCGTCGTTCGAGCCGGTGGTCCAGTACATACACATGGGTTTCCACCTATATTCATGAAGGGGTGTCCAGCCTGTGAAGCATCCTCGACCTCAAACAAGCTTATAGATTTGAAGGGTATACTATAGTAATGAACAAGTCTGATATTCTACTACATGCCATCAACAACTTTTACGGTGAAGAAAAGAATAGATCTACGCTACTGAACGTCCTTGACAAATCGAGTGGAATTTCACTCCGAAATCTCGAATGGTTTATCACAAACTACGCAAAGAAGAACCATACGAGTTTCACGACGACCGATGGAAAACTCTTCACAGTGCATTGTGCATATAAGTCAAGTCTCGATGGATACAGTAAACGATTTTTTGACCCGTTTTGTAGATCCCAAAAGTTCTCGTACACGGTTCCGGGAACATCTCATGAAATTCAAACAACGCTCGCGCAATTGAATTTCATCAAATGGTGTATCAAAAACAAAATCATTGAATACATTAAGGATAACAAGACGACATTATTTAATAAGCGAGGGACATGAATCCCTTTGAAAATTTAAACGTTTGATACCCTGTATAGTACATATGTAATGAATATTGATCGGTAAGTCCACTCTTTAGGTTTAACTCTATGTTTGTTTTTTCTGACTTTATCTGACTAAAATCCAGGCTTCCCGATGGCTCCACATTTGCCGGATACATCGAGAAGGAATACGTATAAATATTTCTATACGGTCGAGATAGTCGCGCCCTAAACGGTGTCATATACTTGTAATATGAATGATTTGCACTCGTAATATTTGGAAGATCGTTCCCATTAATATAAAACTTTGCCGAGTCCATGACTGGATAAAAGAATGCGTACAACTGATCGAAGTCGAGCACACTTGAAAAATTGAACCTATTCTGGAAGTAATAGTAGTCTGCACCCACAGATCCGGGAATCTCGTATGCGTCAAGGTATGCCTGATCCGGTGTTCCGGGACCTCTCGCCACATTCACGTCTTCAAACTTTTTGTTTCGTAAAAACCAGTGAAGTGTTTTGACAGGGATGGATGGAACTAAATTGTTCTTCACGATGGTTTTACCAATTTCGGTTTCGGTCGTTGGGTGTTTCTTGACCACATCCGTGATGAACGTCGTATCTTCTGTGATATAAAACCGTCGCTCGGCCGGGTCGATCGTCATCTCTTCCGTCACAATGTGAAATTCGGGAAGTGTCAATGTTGAATTCGTATCCGAGAAGAATGTTTGTGGATGAAATTCAATTTCAAATTCAAGCTTTTGTTTATGAATCGCACATAAAGGAAAATACGGGCGATTTGGTTTGTTCGTGTCGTATTCATCACTCGCATACTTTCTCGAAAAGAAAAAGGGAATGGGAATGATGACATCTGATTCATACTGCGCATACTGCGGTGTGTCGACAGCCGTGTCATACGGAAGCATTCGATTGATCAAAAACTTGTTCGTAATCTTTTCGGACATTTCGAGATACAATTCATCATAAATGATCATCCAATCATCATATATGGTTTCAAGTTCGAATTCATCGACACGCATGGTGATGCTCTTTATCAGGTGTCGTCCAACCTGATCGGCGTAGTTTCGACCACTCGGGAGCGCTGGAAGTGTGAGACTGATATACATGTTACTCAAAAGGTCACCCGCGTTTTGTGGATTCAAGGTCACCTTGATGCGTTCATTGAACGGCCATGTAAGTTTTCCGCCTGGATTGTAGACGGTCGTGGTTCTATGAAAACGACTAAAGTTGGAATGTCTCTTCTCTTCATATTTAAATAAGGAATCATCCGTTTTTTCGGATAATAAATATGTATCTTGCTTACCGAGTGCGTTCAAGGACAAAATCGCCCCGGTGCTCGCGCCACTGACGTCGCACATACTTATTCTATGTCTACAAATTTTTAATATCAGTTTTCCACATGTCAATGTGGCTCGTATTTTTCATGATTCCGAGTTCTTCGCGCGCCTGCTTTGCCTCTTTCACAAGTTCCTTGACACATTCATCCGTATATTGAACAGTCTTAATATTGAGAAGATAATCATATGTACCACCAATCTTGGGAAATATTTGTGATAATTGTCGTTCGAGATCATCCTTCTTTCTTTTGAAAACAACAATATCACCTTCGATCACCATGGTGACAAACTTGGATTTGTACCCACACATCGTCGCCCGTGTGTCGAGCACTTTGAGTAAGTGTTCTTTTCGTTTAACGTAATGCTCGGCTCGGAGTTTGACAAAGTCTTTGAGAATATCTTCCGGACTCGCATACTTGTGAATACCTCGCGTTGGGTGAAACAAGTGCATGTTCGACGTGTGAAAAGACTTTCGCAATTTGAGATCCTTGATGATATCCTTACCCGTATATCCAAATATTTCAAAATCAACATCATCGGTCGTTGAGTTGTTGGTGAAGCCCGAAATGACTTTCTTTTCCACGAGAGCATCTAAATGCTCCTTGTAGTCTTGTGTCCAGCGACCCGGTGGAAGTTCAGTGACTTTGAGTCGTGAACCCGTGTCTCGCCACACACCTTCGGTGATCCAAGTGCCATCCTCTTTGAAAACCTTACCCTTGAAACCCCTAAACCACGGCTTCATTTCATTGACCGCGCGACCATCGAGCACGCGAAGAATGTTCTCCTTGATGTCCTTGGGGTTGAATGGGGGTACATAACAACTGAATCCTGTACCGATACCTTCCGTGCCGTTCACGAGCACCATTGGAAGTGTTGGCATATAGAAGTCTGGTTCAATTGAGCGACCATCATCATCCAGATAATTGAGTACGGGATCGTCTCTAGGATCAAATATTTTGCGGGCATCTTTGGTCAGCTTTGTGAAGATGTACCTCGTTTGAGACGCATCCTTACCACCCATGAGACGCGTCCCAAACTGACCACACGGCTCGAGAAGATTGATATTATTTGAACCCATGTAGTCATTCGCCAACTTGACAATCGTATCTGCAAGGGATACTTCGCCGTGATGGTAGGCCGACTTGTCTGCAACATACGCCGCCAACTGTGCCACCTTCATTTCATCCTTGAGGTTTTTGTGGAAGCACGCATACATGACCTTTCTCTGCGAAGGCTTGAGGCCATCGGCCATGTGGGCGATGGAACGCTTCAAGTCCGCTAGGCTGAAATTCACCAAGTCTTTGCGAACAAAGTGTGTAATGCTCAAGTTTTTCACAGATCCATACGGAACTTCTAGTTCTGTGGAATCCATCGCCGTACTCTCGAGGAGCCAGGTCTTTCGGTCATCCGCCTTCTTCTTGTCAAAGGCGAGAATAATAGATTTATCTGTCATAATATCCATATCAAACTTGACAGTCAAGTCTTGGATCTTCTTGAAATACTCTCGAGCCTCGGCACTCGTGCTCGTACCGAGACCCTTATAGTATTTGATTTTCCAACCAGGTTGTCCATTGCCATACCAGCTACGGAACGCGGAATCTGTGTAGAATGACTTTGATTGTGTACCTTTGGACGCCTTGATGATTGGTGTCACCATAGAAACTACGAAACCCAACTTGAGGAGCGAAGGCCAGAAATAGTGAATCATATTGAGAATAAGACCCTTGATGTGGGAACCGTCATTATCCGCATCCGTCATAATCATAAGACGTCCATAACGAAGCTCGGAAAGATCTTGATAGTCCTTGCCTTGTTGAAGACCCAGGATCTTCTTGAGGTCGTTGAACTCTTGGTTTGATGTTAACTGTACTACGGATGCATCCCGGACGTTTTTACACTTCCCACGGAGGGGAAAGACACCGTAGTGATCACGACCAACCACCGAGAGACCGGCAACTGCGAGAGTCTTTGCCGAATCACCTTCCGTCACGATGAGCGTACACTTTCCAGATTGCACCGTCCCTGCTTTGTTTGCATCATCCAACTTGGGAATACCAGTAATTTTAGACTTTCGTGCACCATCCGTCTTTTTGAGTTCCTTCATTTCCTTGAACTTTGAGAGTGCCGTGAGTTCATCCTGAATACCAGTCTTGAGTGCATTCCTGACAAAGTTCTTGGGTGGATCAAACTTACTGCCAAAGTCTTGAGCCTTTGAGGTACACTCCGACTTGACTTGACTCGAGAAGGTTGGATTCTCAAGGGTCGCCTTGACAAAGATGTTAAATGTATTCTTGACTTGTTGTGGCTTCAATTTGATCTTCTTTGCCATCTCATCAATGATACCCGACGCGAGATATGACGCGACATGATCCACGTGGGTTCCACCCTTCGTGGTGCAGATACCGTTCACGAATGACACTTGTTCAAGACCATTTTCCGAAGGGCCAATACACACCGACCAGCGATCTGTGGTCACCGATGAGATCTCGGAGACGCCTTCGTGCATCTTGGCGTACGCCTCAAAGGACGTCTTGGGAAGGGCTTCCCCTTGAAACTTGACTTTACAGTTCGATGTCGTACAGATGTTTGCGTCCCACACTCTCTTTTCAAAAATCTTGTAAATGTTATTATCGATAGATTTCATACCAAATCTTTTCCAATCTGGAATGAAAGTAATTGAAACCGAAGATGTTGAACCAGAATGTTTTGTAATTTTTGGAGGATGACACACTGTCATATTATTTTCCCATTTTTGACAGTATGTCTGTTTTGTCTCACTGTCTTTGATGACTATACAAAACTCCGAAGAGTAGATGTTGGTGAGTTTGGCACCGTATCCATTTCTGCCACCAACGATTCTCTTTTTGTTGTCATCGTAGTTTGTACTTGTGAGTAGGTGTCCAAATGTAAGTTCCGGATTCCAAATACCCTCCTTTTCATGCATACGAACGCCAACACCACCAAGAGGTCCATTGTTTTCAATGGTGACGGCACCAGTGTCCTTGTCTATCCCCGCCGAGATGCTCGTAACAGTCTTCGGATGTACAGAGTTTCGGTCAATTGCGTTGACCAATATTTCGTCAAAAATCTTGAGCAAAGCTGGTGAATAGTTGAGATTCTTCTTTTTGAATTGATTATCAGTTTTGTGAAAAATCCAGTAGGGTTCGGAACTGATGTCCACTGGACCAACATACGAGTCTGGTCTTTTAAGAACATGTTCAATGTGGGTAAGTTTTTGTACACTCTCACCCATTCTTCTTTAACTTTTGTGGTGTCAATTCTTTACTTAGGTTTACAACTACCCGGAATAATTTTAGTGTTGTCTAGTATAGAGCGATGCTTTACTTGGTAGGAATCATCATCATCGTTGTCATGTTTGCTATGAGACATAGTTCAAATACTAGCCTCAAGAGTTCAATCAAACAACTCATGAGACAAGCGGCACGATACGCGACAGCGGCCCAACAGGACGCCGCGCCATTGATGGCGGTTCTCCACGCCAACTATGCAGCTGCATATATGTATGCAATGTTAGACATTGCAACAGATTCACAAATTCATAACATGACAGGTGTTGACATGAAAAAGTTCAGAGAACACGTGACAAACGTTCAGGATATGGTGACAAAAAAGACTGTCGAACGGTGTCCGGAATTCGCGGGTGAGATCGATTTGTATCTTTCAACGATCGCTGGTGAAACTTAGACACCTAAGTCATTTTCGAATGTATGGATTCTCATAGTAAAAATGCAAGTCGTTCATGATTCCATGTGGAATATGTGCCTCGAGCGCGCGATGGATCGGTACGGTGTTCGCGAGCCGGACGAGCGGTGTTATCGTCTCGCGAATGCCGTGTGGAAGTGTAAACAAAAACAACAAGAAATGAAAGATGCGCGCATGCAGAGGAAGATCATAGTTTTAGACGCACCACCGGAACAAAATCAAATCGAGATGCGCACACAAGCAAAGATTTGTTCAGCCACGACTATGGCTGGAAAGAGGTGTCACTTCAGAGCCGTGTGTGGAGACTATTGTAGAAAACATAAAGTCACGACGAAAGAGATTGGGGATGTCGCAAATCTCGCAGATATTATGAGTAGGATTAAAATGTAGTTACATTATAAATGTTAGATCAGGAAACCCTCAGACCTGTTATTCTAGCCATGACCTTTTATATCGCCGTGAGTGTTCTCGTTCCTAAACTCGCAAAGAAACCATCGGGTATCAAGTTCATCGACGACATCGTCGCGTTTCTCATCGCGCAACAAGGTAACGTCACATCAGGTACCATTTTGATTGGTCTCGGTGTTTTTGTTGCCAATTACGTGGACCAAGAATTCTTCTAAGACGTTTTCTTTTCCTACGAGATTTTTTGTAAATGTATGATCCATGGATCGAAGTTTCTTTTGTGACGCATCGCGCATGAATTCCAAGAGTTGGTTCGGATTTGGTTTTCCCCAAACCATTCCTTTTTTGAAGAGAAAGTCGTCCCTCTCCAACTCTTGAAGTTCACACTCGATCGTATACGGTGTTTTAATATATTCTGAAGCACCCCCGTAGTCCGTGATGATGATCGGTTTATCGTGTAAAGCCGCCTCGACAGCGCCCATACCTACACCTTCCGATTTAGAAAAACTCACGTAACAATCACCCATCGCGTGAATGTCTTCCATTTCTTCATCCGAAATGAGTCCGTTGATGACTTTGACTCGTGGAAGATTGATCGCAACGTCTTGATTACATGTGGCTTTCACGAGTAAACGTGTGTTTGGATCATTCAAGCGTATGAACGCCTCGAGAATGCCCCGGAAGTTTTTACGATCGTCGACGATGTTTCCGATGTGATAAAACGTGTATGTTGGTTCGTATGGAATGTGTACGTGTACGATTTTGAATGTCGTCATTGGAAATTGTTTCGAAAGTACGCGCTGACAGAATGCACTTGGCACGAGTACCGTATCAAAGTGTTCGAAAATCTTTCCGTAATCTTCGTGTACGGTTTCGGTTTCACACACGGTCATGCACGACACATGTTTCGCTCGTGATTTGACGTATGGAATAGCGTTGATTGTATGTGGTAAAGGAATGACAAACATGAATGCATGCTCACACTCGGGAATCTCTTGTCCAAACTCAAAGTATTGTGCATCAGGAAATAGTTTTGTATACTTGAATGTGTGTTGTCCAATTCCACTTTTCAATGTTGGACCCACGAAGATCATTTGGTATAAAGATAATCTCTCTTTTAATATATATAACCATGGAAGCGATCAAGCAAGAAATCAGAGATGAACTCGTTCGTGTGCGAATCGATAAGGTTCGACTGTACAACCTTCTCGCGCGTATCGTTGATGCGATCCCAGCGGAAGTCCCGGTAGCCCCAGCGCCGGTGCCGGTCCCCGAGCCTGTCGCGGTCCCCGAGCCGGAACCTATCGCGGTCCCCGAGCCGGAACCCGTCGCGGTCGCTGATGAAGTGAACGAAGAACCGGTCGAAGAAAAGCCGAAGGCTAAGAAGACCACCGCCACGAAGAAGAAGACTACGAAAAAGGCTTAAGTGAAACTCGACC